CTTAAATATGGGTATTAAAGTTATGAAGCGTGTGTATTACAAATGAGTAAGAAAGAAGAGGTTATATTCGTGTCGGTACCATACAGCGAACGCGTGAAAATTTATAACGAACAGAAAAAAAGTGCAACTGAAAAGGCTATGAATAGTGAAAAGATTCATTATAAATCTAATAACGACCCCGAAAGGTTCAAAGAGTTTCTTGAGAAGCGACTCGAGTTGTGGGACTCTCTTAAATCGAACGTGATCGAAAACGGACGATTGAGGAAAGGGTTTACGAACAGGTACCACGAGAATATGTACGACAAGACCAATGAGATCATACAGAGTCTAACCTGTTAAGCTCATCGCCTTGATACGACATGTCTTTACTTTTCCTTTTGTTTATATTTGAAAAAGCTCCTAACCATCTATTAACAGCTCGTTTTGAAGCGATAACAGAATTTGTTTCATCGTTCACAACGATACTGAGTCCATTGCACACATCTGGTTTATTGGGTTTATTGGGAAACTGAACTTGAAATGCCTGTATAGAAACTGCGGGGATGTCAGGTGCTTCATCTAGCAGTCGATCATAATCTTCCCTGCACTTCATTACAAATTCTACGACATTTGCCCTATGCCTTACATCTAATGACAGTTCCATATCAATATTTCTATAGAATTTGGACCATTGTATACACATAGCAGAGTGCCCTTCTGAAAGACTTAAACTCTGACTAAATTTGGATATACTCGTCAAAATCCCCGCCAAAACATTCAAAAAAGCAAAGAAATATTGGATGATCATAATACGCGTTCTGGTATCGTTACTTGTACTAGCGTTACCACTTGGATTTAACACTGCAAAACCACCGACACCTGTTATCGATGCAATTACAATCGAAGGGTATGCTAACCAGTCATTTTGTTTCTTAAAAAATAGACGAGAGTGGTTATGAAGCCACCTATACCCGGCGGCCTTTTCTGCCCAGCGTATTAGTAATTTTTCTTGTTTTTCACACCATAAACAACTTGTCTGTTCATCCAGTGAAATTTTATCAGACATAACGGCCTGTGCTTATGTTATGTTCAGATTATTCTGAAATTCTTGGGCAGTTGAACGCGCCAATTTATCTACAAGTTCATTTTGCACGTTTCCGTTATGAGCTTTTACCCAGCGCCATTCTACAATTTTTATAGACTGAACAAGTGTATCGAGAGTTTTCCATAGTTCTTTATTTTTTACCGCGGACCCAGATGCAGTGCGCCATCCGTTACGCTTCCAATTTTTTATCCACGAAGTGATTCCATTTTTCGTATAATTGCTATCCGTAAAAATACGCACTTCGTTAATACCACATTTTTTAATGTGTTCCAACCCTCTTATTATCGCTGTCATTTCCATAATGTTATTAGTACTTTCTCGAGATCCACCGGTTAGTTTAAAATCTCGTGAAATGACGCCCCACCCCCCGGGTCCCGGGTTTCCGAGGCAGCTACCATCCGTGTAAATCTCCAACATATTCTTACTTATCGTTTATCTTTTAAGATGAATAAAAATATATATAAAATGTATATGAAGTTTTTTAAGAAACCAACCATTGTCAGAACAATTGTAATCTCATTCATAGTTGCGTGGGTTGTAGTCATATTTCATGCATTATTCCTCGCAAAGGATTCCGAATATGATTTCCCAGGTGAACAGCAACTCAGGGAACTTTTGACGAGTGCGTTTAAGAAAGATAAGAAAATGGAGAAAAAGAAACAGGAGATAAAAGAAAAACCTACATTAGCCAAGCAGGCCGAGGCGTATATTGAACTTGATTACGGCTTTTAAATCTATATAATAATAAGATGCAAGCTTTAGCAGTAATTGGTTGCGCTTTCGCAATATCGGTAGTTATACCGATAACTCGTCGTTTGACCGCACCCAGTCCAACTTTATCACGTCCACCTTCAATACCTCTCATAGCGGGTGAGGTAAGTTGGACAGAAATATCACCGAACCATCTTATTACAGCTGCTTTGAAAGATAGAATAGATAACCCAACGTACGTACCCGGGCCATCTGAATTTTTCCCCGCAGAGGCACCGATTGTTCGGTGGGAGCGTGAACACGTTATGTTGAGTAAACTTTGTTTTCTTTGCTATGGCTCGTCGGGAAAAAACATTACGCCAGCGTCTAGATATAGATTGAAATTTATAAATCTCACGGGTGAACGAGCAAAGTTTATAATAAAGCCTGTTCCAAAATCGTGTTTTTTAAAATTTTTTAGATTTGAATGTTGTATTCCCGGTCTCACTGGGGCAGGTAATGTCGCGTTCGAAGCGGATATACAAGAAACGGCACCTGACCCGAATGTCGCAAGACTTTCACCCATGATACCCGGTAACTTGCCGGATATCATAGAATTTCCGATACCTAAAAAAACTGTATACGTAACACTTGTGTTAAATGACGTTCCCATTTTCGAAGATAGAAAGATGTGCCATTATGATACATTTATATGCAGAAAACACTTAGTGGGACGCGGGCGGAGTAGCTCGGAACATGTACTTAAAGGTGTATACACTAATTGAACTAAAATGGATTCACTCGAACAGGTTATAGAAGATTTATCATTTTTCAGAGATGTTATGATTGATAAAGATTATAAAATACGGCTTCGGTTTGAGGAATATAGATTTAAACTGAAGCAGTATTACGGTTTGAAACTTGCATTTGGATTATCTTTTATAGCTAATGTTATTTTAGGTACACATTTTGCGTTCAGAGATGAAAATATAATTGAGCCTTATATGTTTAGAAATTTTACCGATACAACTTTTTAACAGAGACGTGTGCATTACCAAATGCTCGTTTTAAATATTCACAAGCTTTTGTACACTGACTTTCATTCGTACACGAAAAGAAATCCATACGTATCTTTTTATGTTCGGGCCACGTGTGCATAGAAAAGTGACTTTCTGCAAGTAAATATATAATTGTCATTCCCTGGGGTTTAAATTCGTGCATCATTTTATTCAACACGTTTGACTCAGAATATTGTAACGCGCCTTCACAAATACGTAAAAGTGCTTGATGATCATGTACCAATTCACCTGGTACATTATTAACGTCCACTATATAATGAACTCCTACGTGCACTGGTTTGTGCATTAAGTGAAGTTTGATAATTACAACGAGAACTATGGCTAATATAACTACAGTAGATCTCCTGATATACATCCTATATTGAGGCTATATATTTATTTTGCTTGTCGGGCTTGTAATATTTTAATTTATGTTTTAACGATCGTAATTCATTGTTGCGCATACGTTTATGATTGTAATCAGAGCACATAACGAATCCATATTTATCATTTCCGTATGTATACATCTCCCCATAATATGATACGACGTATTGAAATACCTCCCGTAAATTTGTGTGCATTTCCCTGACTTTTTCTTGTTCGTCAATCGAATCATTTTTGTTTATAAATCCATTTTTAATTAGTATTCCATTTGAGGTTAACTTTCTTTTACATACTTCAAAAAATTTATTAGTCTCTATAGGAGAATTATTATTATTGTCTTCAGTTGAATCCACAATTATTAAATCGTATTTTCCATTTGAGAGTTCGTGGATGGTTTTGGATGCATCACCTATTTTGATAGAAACTCTAGAATCATTTTCATATGCTTTGACTTTAAAATATTTTTTACTCGCTATAATAACGTCGTTATCCAATTCAAGTACAGTAACACTTTCGACACTCTTATATTTCATAATTTCTCTCAATGCCATGAGATCTCCCCCACCCACTATGACAACATGACGCAGATTTTTTATGTAATATGCGGGAAAATGTGATATCATTTCGTGATAAACATATTCTTCCCCTTTACAGAATTGAATTTCGTTATCCAAAATCATACATTTATCAACACCATATTCATTTAGGTTATAGTCTAAAACACGAATTCGTTGATATTTATTACGTTTATCGAGTAACTTTTTGGCTCCGACGGTTCTATTCAAAAAGTCGACATCTGTCTCGAACCATAATATCTGAAAGATTATGACTAATAGAATCAGTAGAATGATACCAATTATGCGTTCATCCATATATATTATCATACATAAAGATTTTGAACGTATTCATAATAGATGAAGCTTCTTATCAAAAAGCTATCAGATGATTCTATTATTCCTACACGGGCCTCCCCTGGATCTGTCGGGTATGATTTATACAGTACCATCGACATGTTCATCCCTCCATTAGAGAGGGGTATCGTAAGTACCGGTATTGCAGCTACCATTCCCATGGGTTGTTACGGTAGAATTGCTCCCCGTTCCGGCCTGGCCGTAAAATTCGGTATTCAGACTGGGGCGGGTGTGATTGATCCTGATTACACCGGTGAACTAAAGGTGATCCTGTTTAATCAGGGTGGTCAACAATTTGAAATTAAAAAGGGAGATAAGATTGCCCAACTTATTATGGAAAAATGTGAACTCCCTCTCATCGAGGAAGTTATGGCAATTGGTGATACCGAGCGCGGAAACCGTGGCTTCGGTTCATCTGGTTAACCGTAAATAATATAATAACTATGAGTATTTAGTTACCGAAAGCAACTCCGCCCATACCGTCTTTTATCTTTAATATGTTATAATTGACTGTATATGCACGTACAATGGTACCATTCCTAGCACCCCCTTTAAGTACCAATTTAGCGCTGTCGATACGACTGAAATTTAAACTACCACTGGGCTGCGATCGGTTCAGTGTTAAACAAAATGGCCATGTAAAAGTAGACACGGTACTTAAGGCAGCTGGAGGAAGCACTGTACAATGCATCTCGGGAACAACGTTGTGATGATAAATCGCGCTCATCTCTTCAAATAGGGGGGTTCCGTTGATGTATAAAGTAGAAGTATCGAATGTGAAATTGGTGTCCCATTGCTGATTATCGGCCTCTGACGATACGACGTGAACAGCCTTACAAGGGTGATTGAAATAGGTTAGATCTACGTCGGTGTCTGTGGGAGTCATGGGTTGAAATTGTGTCTGTGTAATAAGAATTTCGTGGTCCTGTTTGACTATAAGTTCGCGTTCATCAGTATCTACGTATACGTAAGTACCGTAAACTTTGGGGGCAGCAAGACCGGGACGGGTCATACCAGACCTGCAACGAATGCGTAACTCTACCTGATGGAATTGGAGTGCGGTGAGAGGAAGCGATTTGGTCCAATCCTCTGAGAAGAAGAATGGTAAGACATAATGATCACATCCACCAGTGGTGGTACCATATGCATTTTCTGGAATTTCATCTAGAGTTACAGAGCATGACGCCTTAGCCTGATCTTGTTTGTACAGTAAATTGTGTACACCCTGGATGAATAAAGAATCAAGGCGAGTAACCTCTTGACCACCGATCCACAAAGAAAACTCAGTTGTACTGGGATCGTCCCTACCAAAAAATCCATTGACGTTGTCGCCGGTGGATGAAACCCCTGGACCTTCAATCCATATGTAACTTAAAAGGTCACCCTTGGTTCGAAGAGGAATTACTACTTCGTTACCGGCTCCAAATGTACCCACGTAATCAAGGCGCTCAGGCTTGATCGAAAAATTCGTATGACGTTTATAATTTTGGTGGAAAAATGAAACTTGGGGTGACCCAGTAATGAATACATCCTGGGCTCCCTTTGACACGAGGTCAATCAAAGCAGCTGACATTTATTAGTATATGATATTAAAAATTTACCGCTATAACGAATTATGGTACAGTTCCATGTTTTAACATGGGATGCACGTGACGAAGATCACCAACATATAATCAGGATGTTTGGAAAAACTATCGAGGGAAAATCTGTATGTGTGACTACACCCTTTAAACCATACTTCTTCCTGAAAGTTCCTGCTATTATGAATGCGGCTGATACAATTAAACACGTGACGGATATATGCCCGGATATAGTTCGTTGTGATGTAGTCAAAGGGAGAGACATGGAAGGATTTCAGAACGATGAAAAACGATCTTTTATTCAAGTTACATGCAACAACCTATTGTCTCGACGTTTTATAAGTAATAAGTTGAGAAAGACCAATAAAGACACCCTTAAAAGGGCTATGGCTCAGATGAAACAAAAAGAATGCGATGTTACCTTAGCTGAGGAACGTACTAGACGTCTTTCTGAGGAACATGAAAGATTCGCTGGAAGCAAACAGGTTGAATATTTACGTGGAATTTTAGAGCGATCTAAAAAGGAGGTGACTAAAATCGAGGCTGTAAGTTCTTTGCGACTATACGAAGCTAATTTGGACCCCGTTTTACGATTCATGCACCGAACAGGTATTCAGTCTACTGGATGGGTAGATACAGGCTTAATGGATAAAAACGGTAGACCTAGTTGTATAAAAGATTCTCATGCATTGGTAGACATTGATCTATACTGCGCAAATTGGAAACACCTTAAACCGCATGGAACGACAGATGCGGCACCTTTTGTTATGGCTTCACTCGATATAGAATGTTATAGTTCAACAGGTAAGTTTCCAGATCCACAGGTCCCCGGTGATGTATGCTTTCAGATCGCACTATCGCTCCTGAAATTCGGTGATTCCGAACCATTCGAGAAAATTTGTTTTTGTTACAAGCAAACAGATACCAATCTAGAAGGTTCTATTATAAAATCGTATAATACGGAAAAAGACATGCTAATGGCTTTTAGTGAATATTTACGTGAAAAGGATATTGATATTATAACAGGTTGGAATATTTTTGGTTTTGATTTGGAATATATTATAGAGCGCGGGATTTATAACGTTTGTCCACTTATCTTCTTTCAGATGAGTAAGCTCAAGAATTATACGTGCGAGCTACTGAAGAAGAAGCTTTCCTCGAGCGCTCTCGGGGATAATGAGCTGAAACTCGTACCTATGCCCGGAAGATTTATCTTCGATCTATTTCATGAAGTAAAGCGTGAATATAAACTAGACTCTTATAAACTTGATAATGTATCGAAATTGTATCTCGGCGATAACAAGATTGATATGTCTCCAAAAGAAATGTTTCGTCGATTTGAAGAAGAAGATCCCGTAAAGCTGAAGGAAGTTGCTGAGTACTGTATTAAAGATACATTATTACCTCATAGACTCGTGGATAAATTATGTACGTTTGTTAATTTGCTTGAGATGGCAAAAGCCACATGGGTACCGTTGTCGTATCTTGTAGAGAGAGGGCAGCAAATAAAAGTGTTTAGTCAGTTGACTAAAAAGGCTCGTGAGATGGGGTTTAAGGTCCCTACGTATGAATATGGTCACACAGATAACACGGGATACGTGGGGGCTACTGTGCTAGAAGCGCAATCAGGTGCATATTATACACCTATCACAGCCCTCGATTTCGAAGGTCTGTATCCATCTATCATGATGGCTCACAATCTTTGCTATTCTACACGGGTATTGGATAAGAAGTATATGGATATTCCGGGAATCAAATATGAAAAATTCGGTGATCATGTCTTTGCTCAAGATGTACCTAGTATTCTTCCGAGTATTCTTATAGAGCTTAAGGCGTTTAGAAAACAGGCAAAGAAGGATATGGCTAGAGCCACCGGTGCAATGAAACAAATGTATAACGGTAAGCAGTTAGCATACAAAATCAGTATGAACAGTGTGTATGGATTTACCGGGGCATCAAAGGGTATTCTTCCCTGCGTGGCTATTGCATCGACGACTACTATGAAAGGTCGAAGTATGATTGACGAAACAAAAGCATACGTTGAAAAGCATTATCCGGGATCTATCGTACGTTATGGGGATACAGATTCGGTCATGGTCGAATTTGATGTACAGGGGCGAACAGGAAAAGATGCTATTGAGTATAGTTGGGAATTGGGTGAGAAAGCTGCAGGAGAATGCACGAAGCTTTTCAAGGCTCCGAATAATCTTGAACTCGAGAAAGTGTATTGTCCATACTTCCTCTATAGTAAGAAACGTTACGCTGCGAAATTGTGGACCAAGAATAAAGAAGGGGAAATGAACATGGATTATATAGATGTAAAAGGGTTACAACTTGTTCGCCGTGATAATACTCCTTATATGAGAGAAGTGTGTAAAGAGTTGCTAGATGTAGTTCTCGATAGTAACGGTACAGACGCACCCAAGGCTCTTGCTCGGAAAAGAGCGGTCGAGTTACTCGAGGGAGATGTTTCGAATGAGAAACTCATACTAAGTCAGTCTCTATCTGATTCATATAAAGTGAAAGGGGAACGTGTATCTATAACCAGTGATGAGATTGTAAATATCAGTCAAGCGCATGTACAAGTGGTTCGAAAAATGAGAGATCGACAACCCGGGTCCGAGCCACAATCAGGGGATAGAGTACCTTATATTCTTATCAATACAGGTGACCCGAAGGCCCGTGCATTTGAGAAGTCGGAAGATCCGATATATGCAAGTGAACATCGACTCCCGGTCGACTATCCATATTATTTCTTGAACAAGTTCCTAAACCCTGTATGTGATTTACTTGACCCCCTTTTCGAGAATGTGAAAGACGAGATTTTTGGAGAACTTCTTATGCGAGCCAAACCTCCGAAAAAAACAAAGAAAAATACCGGTGAAGTTAAACAATTGATGTTGAGTGATATATTTAAAAAAGAAACCCCCAAATAATATATGTCTACACAGCAGAAAAATATATCTGAACAGATAGAAAGTATCATCAATAAAGAAGTTCAGAGATTATTGGCTGTAGAAAAAAGAGAGGTTATGGGTGAGTTTAGGCAAAAAGAGAAAGAAATAAGAGAAGGGTATAAGGCGGAACTGAAAAAAAAGGAGGAGGAGGGGTACGAATACATGATTTCCGTGATAGAAAAGGTCCATACTTTATACGGTGTTTCTCGTCGAAAATTACGTGTAGATTTAGCACGCGACGATGATACAAAGTGTAGGGGTATCAAAAAGAATGGGAAATATTGTACGAATAAAGCTACCAAAGACGGGTATTGTTGTTTTCATGTAAATGATTTACGCCCTTCTACACCTATATGTTTACCAGTCGGTGTATTACTTCATAATCACCCATTTCCTTCTCCATTGAGATCGGACTGCGAAGCGTGCGATGCAATGAAAAAAAACGAGGTTAGAGATTTAGGGTCTATTATGTAATAATGAACAAATCAGATATTCTACTATCATCTATAAATACATTCTATACCAACCCGAAGAATAAAGCTACGCTCATAGAATTACTTAATAAAAGTGGGGGAATTTCTCTTAGAAATTTAGAATGGTTTATCACGAACTATTCGAAGAAGAATAATTTAACCTATACTACGAGTGATGGAAAAATATTTAGTGTTCATTGTGCATATAAATCGAGTTTAGATGGATATTCAAAAAAACTATTCGATCCATTCTGTCGAACAGAAAAGATAACATATAAACTACCAGATACAGCGGAGGAAATTCATACGACTGTTGCACAGTTGAATTTCATCCGATGGTGTATAAAGAATAACATCGTCGATTATATTCATAATCATCATGACACCTTATTTAGTAAGGGGGTGAATAACCTTCCACACCAGAAAGATTAGGATTATCTCCCTGTCTCCCGGAAGGAATAATTTCGTCCGGTATATACCTTGTGTATGTAGGAGATGCAAATTTTACAAAACCTTTTTCGAAAATAAGCGTTTGATATCCAACGTAATACATATTAAGAGTATAAACATCCGTTAAACCCCGTTTTAACGTAACATCAAGGAGTGTTCGATCTGAATTTAATTTACTAAAGTCCAGGCTTCCCGATGGTTCCACATTAATCGGATTCATCGCGAACGCGTACGTGTATATATTCCTGTCGGGTCTAGATAACCTATGATTGTATGGAATTAGATACTTGTAATAACTATGATCCGGCTTCGGGATATTTGGTAAGTCTTGACCATTGATAAAGATTTTTGCACTATCCATGACTGCGTTAAAAAATGAATTGGATATCGAATATGTAGACGCAGATGAGAAATTAAATCTATTCGAGAACTTGCGTTCTTGTGAATTAGCATCTGGTAGGTTACTACTTCCGCTAGCGGTTTCATCTTCATAATCCCTTTTTCTTAAGAACCAAAATAGAGTTTTGACGGGTATATCCGGAACGAGTTGTAATTTTACATTGTCGTTACCTATTTCAGTCTCCGTAGATGGATGCTTTTTTACAATATCTGTAATGAATACCTGTTTATTCATTTTTAAATATAAGCGCTCTTCATCTGTTACCGTTATCTCTTCCATAAAAATGCTAAATTCTGGTAAAGTCAAAACAGTCTGATCATTCCGGTTATTAGTAAAGAATTCGGGTGGTCGAAATTTAAAGTCGAATACGATTTTCTGTTTATATGCTGCACATGTAGGAAAGTATGGCCTATTAGGAGAATTTGATTCATATTCATCACCTTCGTATTTTCTAGAAAAGAATAGCGGGATAGGTATTAATAACTCCGATGGATACCTGGATAAGACGTGATCATTAAGATGTGAGGTATTATCAGCTTGATTTCTATTTAACATATAACGCTTAGTGCGTTTTTCAGAAGAATCTAAGTACAGTTCATCGTATATAATTCCCCAATCGTCGTGATATTTATCGAGCTCTACCTCATCTGCATTCATAGTTACACTCTCGAGAACATGTCTCCCAATTTGATCAGCTATATTTGAATTTGATTCAACTGCAGGAAATTTTATTTTCACGTACATGTTACATAGTAAATCACCCATATTTTGGGGATTAAGTGTGACTTTAACGGATTCACCGAATGGCCATGTAGGTTTTGCTGCGGGAGATTTATACACCGTGATACCTCTATGATATTTTGTAAAGTTTGAGTGTTGTTCGGTTTTATAATTAAAGAATGAATATTCGGGCTCGTCTCGCAAGAGGTCTTTGTCCTGCTGACCTATAGCATTTAAAGACAATGTAGCTCCCTCATGATGACCCTGTAATATTCCCTGTTCAGTCATACTTATCTATTGCTCACAATTTTTTAATATCAGTTTCCCACATTTCAAAATAACCTGTAGCTTCAATTAAATAAACTTCTTCTCTGAGTTTATTCCATTCATCGAATAACGCTTTCACTCTTTCATCCGTATATTCGATGGTCTTAATGTGTAGAAGATAATCATATGAATCGTCAATCTTTGGAAATAAAGTGGAAAGTTGGTTTTCGAGATCCTGTTTCTTGCGACGAAACACTATTATATCGCCGTCGATTACCATCTTAACAAAACGCGCTCGATGAGAACAGAGTTCAGCCTTCTTCTTAGTAGTGTCGATGAGATGAGCCTTACGTTTCTTATAATATTCCATGCGAAGCTTAATAAAATCAACCAAAATGTGTCCAGGTGAATTATATTTACAGATACCCTTCGTAGGATGAAATAAATGCATGTTTGAGCATCTGATAGTCTTTTGCAGCTTGAGATCCTTAACAGCGTCTTTACCGTTATAATCTTGGATGATAAAATCGACGTTCTCCGTTGTGCTGTTATTTGTGAAACCACTGATGATTTTCTTTTCAACGAGGGTATCGAGATGTTCCTTATAATCTTGGGTCCATCGACCCGGGGGAAGATCGGTTACTTTAATCGTCTTACCGATGCATTTCCATACACCCTGTGCGATCCATGAATCATCATCCTGTTCTAAGATAGACCCCTTAAACCCTCGAAACCATGGTTTCATTTTTTTCATATCTCTACCATTTGTAAA